GTTCCAAGGAGTAAAACTTGCCCTGAACGAATCCATGTGATCTGATCAAGATTTCCTGAAGCAAGAGTTAGGTTTATGGCATCCGTTGCAATAACTGTCCCATCCTCCTCAGTGGGGGCCATGTTCATATAGTCAGCGGACTGACTGAACCACACAGTAGAAGGCTGGAGTTGGGTATTTGCGAAGATCAGCCGCTGGTCGTGAAGACCAACAATAGCTGGATACCCATTGGTAGGTGACCATGCACCAGCACAGAAAGTATCTGCCCACCCATCATTATATGGGTTTGTGGCATTTATCAAGTCATATGGCATGTAGTCATTGAGTGTCCCACTCGCAAAAGTATTTGACACCACGGAGGTTACTGTGAATGAGCGCCACTGACTCGCAAATTGTAGCCTGAACTGAGTTCCAGTATCAGTAAATTGTAGAATGGGGGTTGAGAATGAGATTGTTGCCTCAATCACTCTATCATCCTGCAATGTCATACTCACGCCGGGATACGTGTACTGAAACACAGATAGGGCGGTCCCAATGCAATTAGAACTAGTGTTATACCCTGTTATTAAGGACCACGCCTGAGTAGCTGTGCTCCTAACATACAGGCCAATATTAGTTATTGAAAACACTGCAGAATAACTTGATGTTATGGTAGAACCACTTATCGCAATATCAAACTCACCACTATTCACAAATATTTGTGGTAGTACCTTAACCGTAACTTGAGTTGGTGACACATATGAGAGTATCTGGGATAAGTAATATACGCCATCCACAAGATATTCAAGATACTTACCCACAGATCCTGTGGTAAAGTTTATGTTTGTGAATGTGAATGTTCCAGATATTAAAGTAACTTGTGTAACCGCCGCAACAGAAGGACTATTCACTGAAGTTATTACATACCACAATCCAGTGTTTGTATCTTGTATGTATAATCCTACGCACCCAGAATTAAAGTTCTGAATTGGAACTCCACCCTCACTTGCTTCTATGGTATGAGATGATGAATTATATGTGAAGATCTCACCCACCGCATTTTGAATCCACTGATCTAACCCCAGGTATGTTCCAGTAACATGCTCAGTATCCACATATGTTCCAACTTGGAATAATGGCTGGGATGAACTTCCAGTGGCAAGCAACTTACCAACAGAACCAGATGAGAATACTGTAGTAGTGGCACTAACACTGATAACGGTGCTGTTCACTGTCATCACCATCGTGGTCACATCAGAACTTACCTGTATTCTGGCCTGATTACCGCTAGTATCGGCGTCAAGATATGGCCCATCAAGAGGAACATACTGGGTAAAAGTCCAACTTATGTTTGACAGCCGCGATAATACGTATGGGGGGTAATTTGGGTGCGCTACAAACAACTCATCCGCGGATTGCACGATGGTAAGTTGATCAAGATCTGATGCAGCATATGGTGTAGTTACTGTCACTGTACTCATGCCGTTAACCACCAATGATCCATCAATATAGAAGCGGATGTATGCTGCTCCAAACTCCAATATATAGGCCAAGTTATTACTTACTACAAATGGCAATATTCTAGTATAGTTTCCAGTGGCGGCAGAACTAATGAATTGTGTTCCAGGACGACGGCACGTACCTCCCTGTGGGCGCACAATGAAGTTAGTGAGCTGTGCCGCACCATTCTGATACTTATTGGTATCAGTCCTAGAATACATCAGTGGGGAAATTTCCCCAGCAGTAAAATTCGTTTGTATGGTATTTGCTCTCATGTCAAGTACCAGGAGTTGCTCCACCATTCCATGGTGGGAATGGGGGATCACGGTGGAGCATCGGTCCTCCAACACGTGACTGCAGCCACACATCAATGTCCAACTGCATGGAGGGATCCTCCACAGAATCTACGTAGGCCGCAATGCGCTTAGCCTTCATCAAGATCTTAGGATCAGGCGCCGCGCCAGTTAATGTCTTGCACAACTTATCATAGATGTATGCGGAAAGATACTCACAGAAGAGGGGATCAAACATGCTCACATCAGTCACATCAGAGATGTAGATGATGTTCGCATAACTCATATTTGAGTAGATGAAGTCACCCATCACACGATATGGTGCACCAGATCCATCAGCATCACCCTTAACATCATTGAATGACACTAACCGCAAGTAGTCCGCCGGTAGGGGGTACCGTATTGAGAAGCCAGTGATTGGGGCGTAATCTGGGTCAGCCACTAACTGTACTTGCTCCTTAGCAAACTTCCACAAACCTTCGCGCAATGCTGCGCGGCGATAAGTATCCCAGTTCGTGGAGACTAACTTGCACTCCTTGGATGAGTCAGTGGCCGCAGAAATGAGCCTAGTGCCCACAAGAGTGAGGGCACTATTCGCGATCGGAATCCCCGATCCATCACTAGGAAAACCAGCATCTGCCATAAATTAAGGGCGGAAGGACGAAGGACCCACACTCCGTCCTCCCGCAGCAACCCAACGCCGACTAATCAATGATGTACATGACGTATCCCTGGATGATCTGAGTGGTCAGGGAGGCCGCACCGACCGTGGCCGTGAGGAAGCAGTCCTTCGCCAGCATGTACAGCCACGCGCCAGTCGCGATGTTCAGCACACCCTCGGCAGCCGGGGCTGCTTGATACACCTGGCACGTACGAGTCAGCAGCTCAGTAGCGGTGGTGGTGGCCGTATAGGCCACCGCACTCGCGATACAAGTCGTGCTGTCCGCCACCTGGGCACCAATCGAGTCGGCGCCATTCATACCAGCCACCGACCCATACACGATGTTACCGTCATCAATGTATCCGTTGCCATTTGCCCCAGCCAGGCCAAAGGCGAGGGTAGCAGTTCCACCCAGACTCGCCGAGAAGTTCACCTGGATGGACAGCAGGCGTGCCCCCTTGGGAAGCTTCAGCAGTGCGATGTTCTGTCCTGAGGCATCAGCTGCTGCCTTATAGGTAAACATCTGAAACCGCAGCCGACCACCCAGTTGGTTCGGACGAACTGGGGCGTAAGTTTGCACCGAGCCAGGAGGTCCCTGGTTCAGCTCCAATGAGTAATTATTAATAGTAGTTGCGGCCATATTTTTGTTTTGTTAGCTGGCCGCGACAAGCGTGGCAACAGCAGTTTCAATTGCTGAGGTATCAATGCCCTCGGCGAGGAGTCCAATGTACCCATACAGGCCAGTGACTTGTGAGTCATTGATCTCAACATGAGTATTGGTTGGAACTTCCACATTCACGGCCCCAGTGGCCGAGAGGATGGTGATCCCATTCCCCACAGATTGCTTGATCTTATTCCCCCCACCCAGATTACCGAGACTCTCCTTGGTGATCTGGATGAGGACACTGTACTTTGGTGCGGCTTCAGCCATAATGGTTTACTTGGTTTCGTCGCAGAGCACTTGGTAGACTTTCGCCTCCCACATCCGGGTCGACCCAAACATGCCGCTGCAATACACTTGAATTGAGTTCCGCTTGTCACGGCGAGGACCAACATCAACTGCGATCTCCTCACCAATGGCGAGCAACAATCCCTGGCGCTCAAATGCGATGCACTGACGATAGCCAGATGCATTGAGACTGAGGCGATTCGACTTGACGAACTTGAAACCCATGAATGTATCAACATCACCATTCACGAGCGCCTTGACGGTGTTGTAGTCAGAGTTTGTAACTTCAGTCTGCCGGAGCAGCGCTTGGATCTGCGAGGGGTCCACCACGATGGTGAGGTCCGCCTCCATGTCCTCGGTAGCCTCCGCCTTATCCAACAGGTAGCGGATATTCCGCAACTTACCAATCGTAAGATTGGAGTTGGCCGCCGTGCCGGATTCAACGTAGTTGACCGCGATGATCGAGGTTGAGGGGAAGGTTACTGAGGTGCCACCACTCACGCCCGCATAAGCAGTAGAGAAGGCTGCCTGAATTACCACATCATCCATCGAGCGGCACAGCGCCATGACGGCGTTAGTGACGTACGGGGAGGTTGGATCAGCCAACATCCGAATGCGATCCTGCTTGTCGATTAAGTCCGCCCAATCAAACATGCGCAAACCAACGCGCCGACGATCGAATGGGGTTGAAACGAGGGGAGTGTCCGAGTGACGGTTGATTACCTCAACCGCGTCCACCGGGCCAATACGATCATAGAACTCATATTCAGCGTGCTGCGACTCAACCCGCACACGGTCACGGAACCGAGACGTCGCCTGCTGAAACATGATCTCAATATTGGCACGATAGGCATTAACGAGTGCCGTATCAATTGCAAAGCTCATGATTTATGAAAGTTTCTGAAATCACCAACGCGGCGGAGTTGTCCTCGCGGATTTCGCCTCACGTACCACAGCACGCTATTCTGAGCGAGTTATCGCCATCAGTTCGGATCTGGACGTATCCAG